TGAGGGGCGCGTGATCGATACCGATTACGGGCAGCAGCAGAACCCGTGGGTGCATGTGAGCGCTAAGGCGGTGAAGCAGATGCAGAGTTTTGGGGCGGAGTTTGGGCTTTCGCCTTCGACCCGCAGCCGGGTGAACACGAAGCCGGAGAGCAAACATGAAGATCCTTTTGAGCGGTATGTACTGGCGCAGCTTGGCGAGGCCGATAACAACAGCCCGGCGCTGGAGGAACAAGAAGACTAATGGGACGTGTTAGCCAGATCGTTGATCGCTATATGCAGGATGTACTGAGCGGCGAGCAGGTGGCGTGCAAGTGGGTGCGCCTGGCTGTGCAGCGGCACCTGGCGGATCTGGAGAGCGGTCCGGCGCGCGGGCTGCGTTTTGACGCGGCGACCGGGGAGCATGTGTGCGAGTTTTTTAAGTTTTTGCGGCATTCCAAGGGCGAGTGGGCCGGGCAGATTGTGCAGTTGGAGCCGTGGCAGATGTTTATTCTGTATGTTTTGTTTGGCTGGAAACGCGCGGACGGCACGCGGCGCTTCCGGACGGCGTATATTGAGGTGGCGCGTAAGAATGGCAAGAGCACCCTGGCGGCGGGGGTGGGGCTTTATCTGTTTTTGGCGGATTTGGAGCCGGGGTCTGAGGTGTACAGCGCGGCGACCAAGCTGGAGCAGGCCAAAATTACGCATGCTGAGGCGACGCGCATGGTGAAAAGTTCGCCGGATTTGCGCCGGCGGGTGGAGATTTACAAAAATAACCTGAGCGTTAAAAATACGGCCAGTAAATTTGAGCCTTTGTCGAATGATTCGGAAACGCTGGACGGGCTGAACGTGCACGCGGCGATTATTGATGAGCTGCATGCACACAAGGACCGGGCGCTGTACGATGTGATTGAGACGGCGACCAGTTCAAGACGGCAGCCTTTGCTGTTTAACATCACTACGGCGGGCTTTGACCGGAATAGTTTTTGCCATTCGATGCATGATTTTGTTGAAAAAGTGCTGGAAGGGGCGATTAAAAACACGGTTCTGGATGATTCTATTTTTGGAATTATCTTTTCTCTGGATGAGGGGGATGACTGGCGGGATGAAAAGAATTGGTTCAAGGCCAACCCTAACCTGGGCATCAGCAAAAAGCTGGATAATTTGCGCGAAAAGGCCAAACGCGCGGCGGAGATGCCGAGCGCGCTGAATTCTTTTTTGGTGAAAGAGCTGGATGTGTGGACGACCAGCTTTACCAAGTGGATCAATTACGAGAAGTGGCATAAATGCGGCGGGGCGGTGGATGCCAACGGACTGCGCGGGCGGACGTGTTTTGCCGGGCTGGATTTGAGCTCTACCACGGATATTTCTGCCTTTGTGCTGGTCTTTCCTCCGCAAACGGAGAAGGATTTTTATCAGATTTTGTGCCGGTTCTGGGTTCCGGAAGAGGCGATGCGGGAACGTTCGCGGCGGGACCGGGTGCCGTATGATGCCTGGGTGCGGCAGGGGTATATCACGGCGACGAGCGGGAATGTGATTGATTACGATTTTATTTTGGCGCAGGTGGATGAGGACGCGCGCCAGTTTGATTTGCAGGAGATCGCCTTTGACCGGTGGGGTGCAACCAAAATTATTCAGGGGATTGAGGAGAAGGGCCTGACCTGCGTGCAGTTTGGGCAGGGGTTTGCAAGCATGTCGCCGCCGATGAAGGAGTTTGAGAAGTTATATCTTTCCGAGAAGATCCAGCACGGCAACAACCCGGTGCTGAACTGGATGGCGGACAACCTGGTGGCGAGCGTGGACCCGGCCGGGAATATTAAGCCGGATAAGGCCAAAAGCCGGGAAAAAATTGACGGTCAGGTGGCGCTGATTATGGCCCTGGACCGGGCTTTGCGGCACGCTAAACCTAAAAAATCTGTGTATACCCAGCGTGGGATCAGGAGCTTGTAATGAGGGCGTTTTTGAGACAGTTTGACGGGTTTGACTGGTGCGTGATTTTAGGGATCGGCCTGATTGCGGCGGGGGCGTATTTTATTTTTGCCCCGGCGGCGCTGCTGGTGCTGGGAGCGGGCTGTATTTTTGTGGGTTGGATGGGCGCGACGGACGGACGAGCTGAGCCGAGCAGCCCGGCCAGGCGGGAGGTGAGATGAGCGTGATTGGGCGATATCTACAGAGGCGCAGCGAGAGCTTCCGGCCGAGCCAGGAGCCGCCGAATTGGGTGGTGAAGCTGTCTGGAATGCAGACGGCGAGCGGGGCGTTTGTGGACCCGGAGACGGCTATGACCTATGGGGCGGTGTTTGCCTCGGTGCGGATTTTGAGCGAGACGATTGCCAGCCTGCCGCTGTTTGTGTATGAGCGCTTGGAAACCGGGAAACGGCGGGCGGCGGAGCATGCGCTGTATGCTGTGCTGCATGATATGGCCAACCCGGAAATGACGGCCTACGACCTGCGCGAAGTGATGATGACGCATGTGCTGCTGTGGGGGAATGCCTATGCGGAAATTGAGATCAACGGGGCCGGACAGGTGGCAGCTTTGTGGCCGCTGCGGCCGGATAAAATGACGGTAAAACGCGGGGAGGACGGGGCGCTTAAATACCATTACCAATTACCGGCCAGCGTGGGCGGCGGGGTGAAGGTCTTTGCGGCCTGGCAGATTTTGCATCTGAAGGGGCCGAGCAAAGACGGGGTGATGGGGATGTCGATGATTGCGGCGGCGCGCGAGTCGATTGGGCTGGGGATGCGGGCGGAGGAGTTTGGGGCGCGCTTTTTTGCGAATGACGCCACGCCGGGGCTGGTGATGATCCACCCGGAACAGTTGAGCGATGAAGCGTATGGGCGAATGAAGGATTCGTGGAATGCTGCGCACCAGGGGGCGGAGAACAGCCACCGCATGGCCATTCTGGAAGAGGGGGTGAAGATTGAGCGGATTGGGATTGCGCCGGGGGATGCCCAGTACCTGGAGACGCGCAAATTTCAGGTGACCGAGGTGGCGCGAATTTTCCGGCTGCCGCCGCATATGCTGGCGGACCTGGAGCGGGCAACGTTCAGCAATATTGAGCACCAGGGACTGGAGTTTGTGACTTACAGCCTGATGCCGTGGCTGGTGCGTTTTGAACAGCGCATGGCGCTGAGTTTGCTGCTGCCGGGCGAACGTAAAAAATATTATGTGAAGCACCTGGTGGAGGGGCTGCTGCGCGGGGATATTAAAACGCGCTACGAGGCGTACAGCATCGGACGGAACGGCGGGTGGCTGTGCGCCAACGATATCCGCGAGTTGGAGGATATGAACGCGGTGGAAGGCGGGGACATTTACCTGGTGCCGCTGAATATGGTGCCGGTGGAGAGCCTGCTGAACCCGGAGCCGGTGCTGGTAACGAAGGACGCAAGCCCTGACAAGCCGGACACAGCCGGTCCAGATGCGGCCGAGCCGGATGCGGCTGAGCCTGACAGCCAACGCGCTTTGAGCGGGGCGGGCGAGGTGCGTTGGGAGCGGATGAGCGCGGAGATGCGGGCGGTGCGCAGTAAAAAGAGCGCACAGAGCCGCCAGCGTTTGATGAAATCTTACCGGAAGGTGTGGCTGGATACGGCGGAGACGATTACACGGCGCGAGGTGCACGATATCCGGGAGGGGGCGCGGAAGATTTTTGGGACGCGCGACGCCGGGCAGTTCAGCGTGTGGCTGGAACGCTATTACCAGGAGCTGGCCGATTATGCGCGGCGCAAGGCGGTGCCGCTAAGCACGGGCCTGGCGGCGGCGATCAGTATGAGCGCGGCGGAAGAGGTGGGGGGCGAAGCGGATGAGGCGGCGGTGGAACGTTTTGCGCGGGCGTATGCCAGCGCGTTTGCCAGCCGCCACAGCCAGGTGGATGAGGAACGGCTGCGCGAGGTGGTGAAACGCGCGATTGAGAAGAACCAGGACCCGCTGGCGGAGATTGAGGCGGAGCTGGACAGTTGGGAAAGCGAACACCCAGAGGCGATGGCGCAGAACGAGACCAACCGGCTGACCAACGCGGTGACCAAACTGGTGTATACGGCCTGCGGGATCCGGATGCTGATGTGGTGGACGTTCGGCGACGCCTGCGAATATTGCAGCGGGCTGAACGGCGTGGTGGTGGGGGTGGATGAAGCCTTTATTGGGAAGGGCGAGGGCGGGCTGGCGCCTGGAACCACGATTGGGCACCCCCCGGCGCACCGGGGCTGTGATTGTTTGATTGGGGCGGCGTAAAAATGAGGAGGCGTATGGAAGGCGACGGTTTGGAACGGCGGTTTTTGGCGGCGGTGGAGGTGCGGGTTTCGGAGAGCGAGCAGGCGCGGCCGGTGATCAGCGGGTATGGGGCGATGTTCAATTCGCTGAGCCTGGATCTGGGCGGTTTTCGGGAACGGATCCGGCCGGGGGCGTTTGCAGAATCGATTTCTACAGATGATATCCGCGGATTGTTCAACCACGACGCGAACTTTGTGCTGGGACGCACTACAAACGGCACTCTGCGGCTGATGGAGGACGGTTTGGGGCTGCAATATACCAACGAACCGCCGGATACACAGTGGGCGCGCGACCTGCTGACCTCTATCCAGCGCGGGGATATCAGCCAGATGAGCTTTGGCTTTGTGACCCTGGAAGACGCCTGGATGGAAGAGGCGGGGATTGTGGTGCGCGAACTGCGCAAGGTGAAATTGTTTGATGTGGGGCCGGTGACTTTCCCGGCTTACCCGCAGACGCTGGCCAGCGCGCGCAGCGCGCTGCCGGATGTGGAGACGTTGGCCAGGATGGCCAACCGGACCCAGGAAGAACGCAGCTTGATTGAGAAGCTGCTTCAAAATAGCAACACGACCGGAACCCCGGCTGCTCAGGCGGGCAGCGGGGCCTTGGAGCTGGACCAGGTGAAAGTTCGCCTGGCAATGCGGCGCCGCAGGCTGGACGTGATTTAGGTTTTTGAAAAAGGAGTTTGGTATGTCGTTACGAGAAAAGCTTGAAAAACGCGCCAATCTGATTCGCGAGGCGCGCAGCATC